ATAGCCTTGTTTAGGAATTGTTTTTTGTATTTTAAAAGAAGTGTAACAGAAATGGTCTACACCTGTGTATTCTCTTATAGCAGTAGAGTTTTCATACAATTTTAAAGCGATATCAAAATTAACCATAATATTCTTCATATCGTGTTGCCATATCGTAAGATTTCTATAATCTAAATCAGTGGCCAAATCATTTTTTTTATTGGGAGATATTTGTTCTGCTCGCATTCTATCATAGGTTTGATTAAACTTAGTTCTTTGTTCAAACATCTCTATGGCTTTTTCGCAATCAGAAGGTAGAATAAATCCATCATATATTCCAATATGATTTTCTATCTTAATTTTTTTATCTTCCATATTATCTTTCAAAAAATACGTTTATTGAATCTCTCCATGTACTATTAGGATCATATACTTGAGTTGTTCCATGATAGAGTCTTCCACGAAACAGTATAGCTCTATTTTCTTTAAATGCAATAGATGAGTTTATTGTATATGCATTATCTTTAAGTGTGTAAAAAGAAGTTCCATTACCCAAACTTTCTGATCCTCTTAAATAAATTAAACAATTCCAATAACTGTTATCTCTATGAATTCTTCTTAAATCGTTTAAGTTTTCTCCACCTTCTCCAGTTGCTTTTCTTTTATGAAAAACGGTTGTTGTCTTCCTATACTTATTTATGTTTCTAAATTTTTTAAATACTGTTTGTTTTATATCTTCAGCATAATCTAAATAACCTGGAGTATCTTCAAATCTGGTGCTTCTAAATCCAAAATGAAGACCTGCTGGATCTACTTCATAATTTAAATTAGTTTTTAAAAATACAGATTGATAAAATTTTAATTTATTTTTTTTAAAAAAATTATCTGTATATAAAATCATTTTAATTTTGTATTTTTTTAAACCATGAGGCTAGAGTAAACCTATCTAATTTTTTTACTTCTGAAACTCCATGTTCGTAATAACATCCATCAAAAAATAAAGCCCTTCCTTTTTTAGGTGAAATAGATACACCATCTTTAAAATAAGTTTGTCCACCTTCAAAAGTATCATTTAGATAAATAATAGACGATAAAACAGTATTATTTTTAGATGTATCATAATGTAAATCTTGTTTACTACCAATTGGCCATCTTACTATTTCTGCCCAATCTAATACTGAATTATTTATTACTATTGATTCTCTATTTAATTTATTTAATAAATATCCTGCATCTCCAATAGGCATAGGAAATGTATCTCTCCATGTTTTAACTTTATCATTATTATCTTTATAACTCTTAATTAAAGAATCGCATTCATCTTCATTAAGAAAATTGTCTTTCATGCTAATTATCACTAATCAGCTTATAAACTAAATTTTAAAAAAGTAAATGTTAAGATGAGTAAGACGTAGGTCTTGGGCCTTTTTCAGATTCATCTCTAGAATCATTGTCCCACTCAGACTGTAATTGAACTAAATGTGCAGCATCCCATCTATCAATAAAGTCTTGAAAATCACCTACATCAGCATCAATCCAACTAGAGTGTGGAGTTGTATCTCTATATTCTACTTCATCTGAAGAAACAGATGTTCCATATTGAACTGCCCAAATGTTTGAAAACTTTGACTGACTCCAAAAAGCATCGTCATTGATAATATAACCTCTGCCTGTAGTTCCATCAGGATTACTAAAACCTGGTTTAACTATTTTCTTATCTTCAAATATTACCACCCATGTTGCGTTTGTTGCCATATTTTCTCCTAAGTTTTTATAATATATAAAGTTGTTAAATAAGGTTGTAGTACTGATGTAGCATCCCCTGAAAAGTTTGCACTCATGTTATGGGAGTGAGCAGCATCATTTCCAGTAGTTTGAATAGCTAATGCAGATCCTGGGTTTGCGTTGTTTTGAACGGGGTTAGTTGCTGCAGAACTTTGTGGGTTAGGACCATTTAAATAAAGTAAGTGATTGTGTGATGCTAATTGGTTTACAGATAAAGTTGCATTAGCAGTTGAACCAGAAATATTTCCAGTTGAAGTTACTGTATTTGCTCCACCTGTTGACGCTAAAGCTTTATTGTTAGATTTTCCAACTGCTACGTTATTTTGTAAATCAGGTAATCCAAAAGTTGATGAACCATCTCCTGAACCATAAGTTGTTCCTACAACTGCAAACAACGCAGAATAAGTTGATCTTGAAACATTTGCTCCATTACATTCTAAGAAACCTGTTGGCACTGATGAAGAGGACCACGGCACAATAATACCTGTGTTAACTCCTTCGATCCCTGTAAGATCGCTTCCATCAAAATTATATTTAGTTGCTTCGTAATTTGACATATTATTTCTCCGTGTAAGTCCATCCTACGTTTGAACCAGAATAAACTAATCCAAATGCTGCACCTTCAGTATTAACTACTAAGTCTGAGGATGCGTTAGCTATTTTAGAACTATTTCTACCAACAGTCAATGCGTTAGAGTCAAACGTATATCTTGAATCTACAAAATGTACTTCATCACCAACTGCTGGTGATGCTGGTAATGTAATTGTAACTGCTCCACCATTTGTTTCTACAAATAATTTTGCACCTGCTTGAACTGTTTCAGCAGCTGAAACTGTTCTCCATTTTCTATATTCATTTGCTTTAACTACGTTAGTTCCATCTGCATATAAAACATAACAGTTTCCCTCACATAAAAGAACTCCTGAACCAGACGCAGTTTTAAAAGTTAATGTATATCCTGCGTGATCAGTTCCATCTATTATGTTGTAAACTTTTTCGATACTATCAGGAACGTTTACAGTTCTGTTTGCTGCTAAAGTTCCAGTTAATTTTATTGTGGCATTTCTTGCATTAGAAATTGTTGCATCACTCATAGCAAGAGTGACATCAGCTGATGCTACGTCAATCGCTTCATAACCTGCAACAGCTTGTTGCACTAAATTTAAATTAGTATTTGTTTTTGTCCCCCATGTACCGGCGTTTTCACCAGTAGCCATTAACTCCAATTTTAAATCAGATGAATAACTTGATGCCATAAATTTTTTCTCCTATGCAGCGTCAGTATAACTTGTATTTGAGCCAGTTGCAACCCCAGAAAAACTACTATTTGATCCTGTGGATACGTTACTATAACTTGAATTAGAACCCGTGTCAACATTACCGTACGCTTGTATTCCAATAATTCCTACATTAGATGTAATTTGACTTGTTGTCAAACCTTGTGTCATTTGAACTGGAGAAATAGATCCTACCGCAGATGTTGAAGAAACACCTGTTAAAGGAACTCCTATTTCAGTTGTTAAAGATCCTACTGCAGATGTTGAAGAAACACCCGTAACATTAATTAATTCAACAGAGCCAATTTCAAGACTTCCAACACTAGTTGTAGCTGAAACACCTGAAATAGAAGCTGGACCAAATTCTAATCCTAAAGTACCTACAGATACAGTTGAAGATACTCCTGAAATAGAAGCTGGACCAAATTCTAATCCTAAAGTTCCTTGACTTACAGTGGAAGACTGTCCATCAACACTAACAGTTGGACTTAGTATTACTGTAGGACTTCCAACACTTGTAGTTGCTTGTTGACCATCTAACTCATATGCAAATTCTAAACTTAAAGATCCAACACTCGCTGTTGAATCTCTTCCTACTAAAGTAATAACTTGATTAGGAGATTCTCCCCATGAATTATCTCCCCAATCATCTCTACCCCAACCAACTAAAGTTCCTGTATAAGATAAAGTTGGTGTTGCAAAAGTAGATTCTACACCTGTAAGAGGAACACCTATGCCAACAGAAAGAGTGCCTACGCTAGAAGTCATAGAGTGGTTTGCACCAATCATCTCTAATAAATAAGCAACTTCGGTAACAGGGGCACCTAAAGAAGCGGTTGCTTCAATTCCTGTTAAAGATACAGTTTCATCTGCTCCTTCTCCCCAATCAGCTTCTCCCCATCCTAATCTTCCCCAACCTGTTTCATTAAATTCTTTTGTAGCACCTAAAGAAACAGTAGCACTAAGACCTGTAACTGATATGACAGGATCAAAACTTTCTCCCCATGGTTCTGATCCCCACGTATCTCTACCCCAACCTTGTTCTGCAAAAGCAGAAACGGAGCCTATAGAAGTAGTTGCAGAAACTCCAGTAAGAGCCACTGACATATTATCCTGTTCTCCCCAAAGACCTTGGCCCCAGGTAGTACCTGATCTATTCCAAGTATTGGCCATAAGGTATTACCCCCTTATGCTATACGAATGATTGCGTTAGATGCGTCTGCTGTTGGAAATTGAATTGTAAAAGTTCCAGAAGATACTGTTTTGTCACCACCGAAAGCGATAACAGCAACAGCTTTGTCAGATTGAGTATCATTATAAATCAATGCACCGTTAGCTGTAAAAGATGCTGAAGTATAACTGACGTCTGCAAAATCACAAATTGCAGTTGTCCCAGAAGTCGTTGGTGTAACGCTTGTTAGTGTTGCACCACCTGCTGTATAAGCAGATCCAGATGTATTTGAAATTTCGTTTGATGTTGAGTAAGCAGTTGTTGCGGCACCTAAAGATGCATCACTTGTGTATAAAGCTATTTTAAAAGTATTACCACTAGAAGCAGTAAAATTGTCCT